AGGATAGTAAACATTAAAAACTTTCGTTGGCGTAATTTCAAAATCAAATCCATTTTTAACTTCACTTAATTGAATAATTGCTTCATAAATATTTTTATGTTCATAAAGTCTTGACCTATTAACCGATGACTGAATCGTTCCTTGCGTAATACCAAAATCTCCTTCAGTTTTGTTTTGACTATCGTAAATCAAATCCCAAGCAATTTGACCAGCATCGATGTCTTCATAAGTTACATATCCGTCTGTATATCTCGTTCTTAACAAATCAAAAAAACCTTTAGCATAAATAGTAATTTCATCACCTTTTCTTTCTAAAGTTCCACCTAACATAACCTGACTTCCGCCCCAAACTAAACTACCATCTCGATAAATATAAATTTCCCTTTTGCCAAGCTGTATCATTTCAGATGTAGCCTTATTGTCAGTTAAACTTAATTTAAACCTTGCGTCTCCTTCTCTATTCAAAACAAAAGAAAACTCTAAATCTTCAAAATTTTCAAATTCTCCTATTGTATTACCGTTTAAATCTTTAACGATAATTTGATAATCCACCATTTTTAAATCCCCCAATAACCGTCACGCCAACTAATTTCTACTCTTGTATCATTATTATCTCCACTTGCCACTGTTAAAGTAATAGTATTTGCTCCAGCATACAATTGCCACCAATCACCAGAAACATTACCATAAACATTCGTGCTTCCATTTTTATAAGCCGTTTTATTTTTAAAATTAAAATCAACATATTCAGAATCGGTTAAAGTTGCGTTATACTGAAGTGCTTTACTTAAAGTAATATTCTGAATTGTGAAATTCGTTCCTGGTCCATAAAGCCTAACAGATATAGGATAAACCATTGCATTACCATTATTTGTAATCGTCAAAGCATTAGTTGATCCAGTAGATAAATCTAAAGGAATTGTCGCAGGAACTGTGCCTCCACCTCCAACTATCGTAACATAGGCTGTTCCCGAATATATATCTTGACTATAAATAATCGGATCTTCTAATTCAAGTTCAATTTCCCAAGAAGCCGAAGTTGGAGTTCCGGGTTCTTGTCTAATTCTTAATTCCGAAACAGCAACAGCATCAAATTGCAATTGTTTGCCATCTGAAGTTTCTAATTCAATTGTTTTTTCTTCTCCTAAAAAAGCAAATGCATGACTTAATTCTTCTCTTAAAGTCATAAAATCATTAACATTGCCTTGTGCTATTACCCCGCCTAAAACAATTCTTCGTTTATCATAATACTGACTAATCAATCTACCGCCATGTTTTGTCGGATAATCAATTTTCGTTAATTTAGTCTGTGGAGAACCAAGTCCATCTATCCTCATTAACAAGGCATTAGTATTGTCTATAATGAAATCGTCTCCATCTCGTGGTATTGCAATACTAGTTATCATAAATCACTCCTTGTTCGGTATTCAAAACTTAACTTTCTAACAAAGGTGTCTATATCCATTGTCTCATAAATATTTACCTCACTAATATTATTAGTTTGCTGAAATCCACCACTTTTACTTGCTATCTGCTCCAATAATTTTAACAAACCCACCGTTTGTTTTGGAGTTAAAATCGTTTCTCCACCATGAGCCAAAATCGGCATCGGTCCAACACCAGGAACAAACATTCCTTGCTGGGCTTTAGGAATTCGCAAAAGCGCTCCTACTGGCAATTTCCTTGGGTCTCCAGTATAACCCTGAATCTCTTTCCACCTTGCACCGCTCCCTAAAAATCTCTGTGCTATTCCCCATAAAGTATCACCTGGCTGAACCCTATATTCAGTCCAATCTTGTCCTGTTTGTGATGGTGGTGCTGGCTGTTCTACTGTTTCAGCACCTACTGGCTCTCCGTGTAAAACCCTTCTTTGTTCTTCTAATTGCTCCCTTAATTTCTGTAACCTCTTCCGATGTTGCCTGTCTAGCTCTTTCATTTCTTCAGCAAATCTATCTTTTAATCGTTGAATATCGTCTCTTGCCTCAGCATCTTTAAATTTAGCAAATTCTTCAGCGTATTTTTTTTGAAGATTTAACTCTTTTTGTAATTCATCTTGTAAAGACTCTAATCTTTTCTGATAATTACTTTTTATCTTTTCTAATTCCCTATCATAATCTTCCTTTTTTTCTTCTATTGCCTCTCTATGTTCATCTATTTCTTCCTGAAGTTTTTCTTGTAAATCCCTTAATCTTTCTTCATGTTCTTCTTTTTCCTCTTGCAATCTTCTTTTCGCTAATGCTATTAGTGTTTCATCGGCATCATGGGCTTGGGCTAACTGCCTTAATAAATTTTCTCTAATCTTTTTAGTTTGCTTATCGTATTCTTTTGTTTCTTCCGCTATTTGTTTTTTAATATCATCTACTTTTTTCTGATGTCTTTTGTTTTCATCTTCAAGCCATTCTTCGTATCTTCTCTTTCTTTCTTCAAATGCTTCGTCATAACTTTCAGTTTCTTCCTCTATGTCTCTCTTAATAGATTCAGTTTTTTCTCTATGAGCCACAACTAAATCTCTCATTGATTCTTCAAAATGTTTTCTGGCTCTATCTATCGAATACTGATATTCTTCATTTTCTTCCTTAATTGATTTCAAAATATCTTTAATTTTTTCTGCGGCTCTCTCCATTTCTTTAGTAACAAAATTCCTGACAATATCTACGCCTTTTTTTGAAACCTTTAATAAGTAATTTATACCCTCTGCTCTAATTGAATCTATCTTTTGCTGACTTTCCCGTTCTAATCTTTCAATTTCTCTCTTGTAGTTTTCATAATTCTGCACAAGTTTATTCCAAGTTCTTTCTTGTTCTTCCTCTGGTGTAGCCATCAATCCAGCAAGTCCATATCCGCTTATCCCACCGAGGACTGCTCCTAATGGTCCCCCTATAGCAAAACCTCCAACTCCACCAAGTCCAACTCCCAAAATCTTACTTATCAAGGGCTGTTTTCCAAGCATTTTATACAAATCAACAAGTGAAACAACCGCCAATCCAACAGCATTAGCAAATTTTAAAAATTTAGTCGTTGCTTTAACAGCAAAAATTGCCAAATTCTGTAATGCTTCTTCTGAGGGTGAAGCATATGAAAGAAAATTAGCAAATCCTTCTATCAATTCCTGTAATGCTGGTGCTAAAGCCAATCCTATCCTACTTTTAAGGATTTTTACCGAAGCATCCAGTCTTTTCATCGCTCCTTCCAAAGTATCACTCATTCTTGCGGCATCTCCCTGAAAAACAGCGGCCTCCTGCAAAATTTGATTATAAAGTTTCTGCCGAAGAGTTGCATCCGCCATTATCCTATCAAAGTCCTTCATATCATAACCCATTCGGCGGATAATTGTTCCTAATCTTGTAGCAATTCCAACATTGTCAAACATAATTGCGTTATGATTTTTCAATCCAATGGTTGCTCCTACTATTGCTTCTCCGAACTCTAAAGTTCCCTGCCTATTAAAAGCGGCGGCATCTTTAAATGCTTCCATCAAACCAATCGCTTGATCCAAATTAAATCCTGTAGCAATTAAATTTTTTAATCCTTCTCCAGCCTCTTGAAAGGTTAATAATCCGTCCCTTGTCAAAGAAATTACTGCCTCTCTTGCCTTTTCCTGACTAAAACCAAACGCTTCCGAAACCGAAGATAAACCCACTAACGCTCTCTGCATCTCCATTGACTCATCAATGCAAGACCGAATTGTATCCGAAAATTCAGAAATAGCCTTTTTAGCAAGGTCATAAATAATATTTGCTTTAATAAATGAAGCAGTTAAACTTTCAGTTTTTTCTCTAGTTTCTTGAAGTTTAGGAGTTAATTCACGATAAGATTCGTTAATTTCATCTAGCGCTTTTTTATCTCCACTTAACGCTTTTCTTAATGTTTCAGCACTTTTATTAAATTCATCTAACGACCTTTTAACATTGACAATTGCTTGTCTATTCTTTTCTCTTGCCTCAATGGTTAATCTGACTGATTCGTCTGCCGCCATTTTATCTTTCTCCCTTTATTTATTATATCAAGAAAAACTAAATACTTTTTTAGAAAGCCGACGGGGGTTGATTTTACCGTCCAATAATCCCAACCTGTACTATAACAAATATTACAGTCAGTAAAAATATCTGGCACAGGCTTATCGCTTACTATCGCTTTCAAGAGTTCTTCTCGGTCTTTTTTTTTACCTTTTCTTCTTCTTCTAATAATCTATCCAATTCCTTTTTTAATTTATTATATTCTTGAACTGGCAAGATCTTTTTAATATTCTCCGGAGTTGGTTCTTCTTTTAACGACCAACTCACGATTAAAGTTTCTAACCTTTTGTTTTCTGCATCAAAAATAACCGAAGCAAGCGGTTCTGTTTGTTTTCCCGAAAGAGTTTGTCCTTTTAAAATCTCTTTCTGTATTTGTTCACTATCCCAAGCGGATAAAACCGCCTTATATTCAACAGTAACATCTTCCCCTGTAATTGTTTTCAGGGCTATTTTTTTAGTTGGTAAATTCATTTTACCTCCTTTGGCAATGCTATTATGATTGCCTTAAATTTAATAACTATTAGTTCCGTTCTGTAAAATAGCTTCTATGACCTCCGATTCGTTTGTATCATAAAAGCCAGTAAATTCACAAGTTGCAACAATAATATCGTCTACACCTGTGGGAATAGCAACACTGGTAAACCTAATATCGGCTAACTCAAACTGCAAATCATAAGTATAACCTCCAGTAATTGTTTCACCAGACAAATAAATTCCTAATGCCTTCTGTGTCCTATTCAAGAAGGCATCTAATTCGGTTGTATCTGAAAAATACTTATTAAAACTTCCACTAACCGCTAAACGATGGGTTTCTATTCTTGCTGGGTCTTGAGAGCCATCAAGCCCATAAAGAACTTCTAAATTATTATCAATTCTTAAAGTCAAATCTTGAATATCACTATCGGCGGTTGCCCCCGACAAACTTGACTTATCGCTTGCCATCTTAACGCTTGTATCAACAGCAACAAAAGGTCCAACAGTCGGCCATGAAGGACTAATTGCCGTATCAGTATCTCTTGTCTTTCCTTGAACATCAATGGCAACGGTTACTTCCTCATCATTTCTAAAGTTAAACTCCATCGCACTAATCCTTACCCCCGCAAACCTCTCAGTAACATTTTGACTATACTTTTCAATTGTGAAAGATGGCAAACTACCATTAGTAATACTAAAGGTATGCTGATAAACACCGCTATCAACTGAAGTAGAACTTACCGAACCAAATAAACCCTTTAGCAACCAACCAAATTCTTCAGGATAAATAAAAGTATTTATCGTTCCAGGATAAGATTTTCTAGCGGCAAAAGGTTTAATTGCGGAAGCCCTATTTGCTTGAACTGGTCCATGACTTCCAATACCGCCTTCTACTCTCAAATCTTCACTTTCAATCGGATAAGCAATATCTGGAGTAACTGCTGTTCCAAATGTTGTTTCTTCTTTAAATGCCAAATGATTTAATGCTGACAATGCCATCTTACTTTCTCACCCCCTTTCTCTTTTTACGAGTCCTGACAATATTTGCTATCGTTTTAGGAAGTTTTTTTACATATTCTAACTGTTCTTCATTTAAATCAAGTTCATGAATTCCTGGTTCAAGAACACCAATACCCTGAAAGTATTTTTTAGCAAAAATCCGAATTTTTATCTTCATAATACTACTCCCTATTAACTTGTATCCTAGTTAAATATTCTATCATAACTTGAGCTTCCAATCCAAATACTTCGCCTCTTGGTCTAAACCCATATTCAGGTCTTGAAATAATACTGCCTTCAGTAACTTTTCCATTAAGAGTAACCTTATTTCTAAGTATATACAAAATCGTATCATTATTCAATTGTCCATTAGTTGTTCCTTCCATTGTTTCCATTAACCACTTAACCCCCGTAACTTGTTCAGGCGGCTTATTGAAATATTTTCTCGCATCGTCAACTAAAATAACTGTCACCGCATATCTAACTTCATCATATCCAGTCCATCGAGATCTATAATTTGAATTTGAGGGCATCACAATACAAGCAGGCAAATGAGCAGAGGCAATTTCTCCAGGATCGCCATTAAAATAATAACGAATTTTATTCTTCGGCAAGTTCGCCTTTAAAACTGAAATTATTTCTTCTACTACTTCATTCATTTTAATAAATACTCCTGAAATATTTTAACGATTTCTCTTCTACTTTCTGGTCTTATATATAGCATAACACGACGAGGCAATTTAGTTCTTGGCCTATTTGACTGATGATAAGGAAAATAACCAACAGAATTCCAAATTTCCATCTTATGTGACGTAACCGTGCTTCTAAAACTTTTTCTCATTTTTCCTGTTCTTTCTAAAATCCCTCTGCCAGGATATCTTTGAGCCTTCCAGGCGGCATATTCAGGAGACAACGGAGCCCAACCACCAAAAATCTTTCCTTCAGTTCTAAAAGCCAAATCTACATCTCTTAAAAGCAAATCTTTGCTCTTGCTTAATGGTTCATAAAAATTCGAGAGGTTTTTTTCAACCCGTGTTAAAACTCTTGCGATTTGAGTTTCGCCTTCAATTTTAAAAACTAATTCGAACATTTTTAATACCAATCCTTATCTTCACCTGTGCTAGTATCGGTATCATCAGGATCAGAAAAAGCAAAATTTTCGTCATCAATCGTAAATAGTTCTCCTTTTTCTTCGGTGGTTGATTCATAAACATTACTATAATCAGGTTCAGCGGCTGTGCTTTCTCCGATGACTGTTCCGTCTGATTTAACAAGTTTAATGTCTCCCTTTCTAACTTTTTCAAGTAAATTCCTTGCTTCTTTCTGTCTCCTTAAACCTTCGTCTCCTCTACCGCCAGTTAAAGCATAATTACTCTTAATTAAAATTCCAGCCGCTAACTCTGTGGTTATTTCTTCAATCAAAACAGGAACTTCTGATAAAGGCAAAGTATATCTTTCAGTCAAAGCGCCATTTACTTCGCTTTCGGCTTTATCTCTTGCGTCATCTACTCTTTCATCTTTTAAACTACTCCATGAATAATCTGCTGTTACTGTCGCACCATTTGAGGGAGCATTTTCTAAAGTAATTTTTCCTGTTAAAGCATCTACCGAAGAAACCGTAACTTCTGTCCCATCTACATATACCGTAATATCACTCGCATCAACAGTATCATCATAATCAGCGTCTACAATAGGCTTATTTGAAGTATAAAAAACCTTATTTGTTCCATTAGCAGTCCCTGTCAAGGTTTCACCCTCAACATTAAATTGAAATCCTGACGCTTCTCGTATTTGCTGTAAAGTTATATAGCTCATAATCCCTCATTCCTGGGCAGGATTATTCCCGCCCAGTAGATGAAGGCTTATGACACTGACGCACCATAAGCGTATCTCCAGTCTCCGAAACCAACATTATATCGTGCTCGGACACCATAGAGATATTCATCGTTTTTGAAGGCATGTTCACTATCGCCCTCGAGAGCCTTAAATTCAACTGGCACTCTTAACTGGAAAATAATCGGCTTAATCACATGAGATGTATCAAGCACAAACCAGTTATTCGTATCAGTCAAATAAGGCGAAACAATTAAGTTCAAAACCCCTTTTAAAACGTTGGTTGCTAACTTCGCAGTCGTTGAACCTTCTTCCGGATAATAAGTAGAGTTCAACAACTCACGAGCAGTCCATTCAAGATCGGGAGGAACGACAAGATCCGTAGGATTGATTCCTTTCGGACGACCTCTATCGTCTTTAAACTTCCTCATTGTGGTAATAGCAACCTGCAATGTGGTAGCAGACAACTCAGAAGTTCCCTTATTTGATTGAGCTGTGGTATATTCAGCACCGGTATCAGAGTGATCGGTAGCAAAGAATGCCTTGCCATCATAGCAGGCAATATCTTCACCACTCAAATCACCTGTTGACCCTGTGGTGCTAAAACCATCTTGAAGCAAAGAAAACACCAATTCATCAGGATGGCGTTTTGCTTCAGTGGCTAACTCACGAGCCCTAATAAGGATTTGTCCGTATTGCTCGTCCTCAAGTGCTTCTCTATCAACCGCCAAAGAACCTTCCCATTTCCTGTTGGTAATAGTGAAGTTGGACTCAATCAATCCTTTCGGAATTCTCTCGTCTTTCCATTCCCTCATCTTGGGAGTAGAACCAAGCCATGCATAAGTCTCTGACGCTTTGGTAGAAGTAACCGTCATAGCAATTTTTTGCCATTGGGTATCTACCGTCAGATATTGTTTCATGAACTCAGTCCTAATCCCCGCCTCTAACGATTTGGGAATATCTGTCTTTACCAAACTCATCTTTTTTCACCTCCTTTCAGTTTAGAATTCTATTTTAATTACTGGACTACGCCGTCGATTCTAATCCTCACCTTTGAAGATGAAGGAACTTCGACAACATAGCCAGCCTTCACGGAATTAGTTGACGAACTCGCAACGGTCTGATCGTCAAGAACATACATTAAGTCCCCAACGTCAGTTTGAGCAGCCGATGCTTTTGCAACTTCAAATGTTCCTGTTTTATACACACGAACATCTATATCGCCACTGCTCCCGCTGGAATTGTCAGCCTTTTCCACGGCAACACCAACAAGAACATGTCCGCTAGTATCAGCCGCAGGCAAAGCGTAGCCTGTTGAGTCAACGGCTACTAAAGCCCCTTTATAGATTGTTTGGGAGGCTTTTACAGGATAGGAAACAATGTTCCCTGCTTTCCTATAAGCCTCTTTATCCGCTGACAATGCAGTCATTTTTTTCACCTCCTCTCAAATTAAATAACTTTTAACTTCAGCCAGCCAATTTCTTGGCTAACTCTTCAGGAGACATCTCTTTACCGTATTTCTCATAATCTTCCAAAGAAATACCCATTTTTTCTAATTGTGTTTTAATCTTCTCATCTAAATCAGCACCGGGTTCTTTTTCGCCTCCTGTGGTTGCTCCTTTCTCATCTTCTAATTCTATTTTTGGAGCATTTTTTACAAATTGTTTGAATAAGTCAGACAAAGAGGTTTTTTCTTTATCCGACAATTCAACAGTTTTTTCTCCGCCTTCAGTCAAAATTTTAATAGCGGCATCTTTTTGAGCAGGGACAATTTTGCCATCACTCAACCATTTTTCAGCAGTTGCCTTTGCTTTTTCAAGTCTTCTTTTTGTTTTTAGTTCTCTAACTTTATCCTCTAATTTTTTAACTTTATCTTCTAATTCTTTTTTCTCTTTCACAACATCTTCTAAAATTTTGGTTTTTGCGGTTTTTTCTTCAACCGTTTTTTGAGTTTTTTTGATAGTTTTCTTTTCTTCTGCCATCTTTTTTTCACCCCCTTTCTTTTCTTTGACTCCTATACCATATTTTTTTGCTATTCTACGGGCTTTAGCAATAACTCTTTCTTTTACTTCTTCTGATAATTTTGATTGCGGAATTCTCGCTAAAGCATTTCTCAAATGGGGTAAATCAACCTTACCTTCAGCATTCTTATAAGGAAAATGTCTTAAACTACGAGGTTTGGTTTTGCCCTCTTCGTCTTTCTCTCCTCCTGGTTCTATATAAAGAAAGGCACTATCAGGCAAATCGTTAATATATTTGCGTGTCCATTTAGACAGATTTATTTCTTCCATTTCTATCACCTCTCTTTCTGGTTCAGACAATTGAATAAAAGGCTTCAATCCCTTAATATACGGCTCCATTACTAAAGCAACATGCCTTAAAACTGGTCCAACTTCTACTCCTTTTTCTTTATCAACATAACCTTCTTCAATTGACGCTGACACTCCTTTAACTTTTCCCTCTTTAATAAGTTTTGAAGCATCATCGTCTACTTCTAAAACAGCATAAAGCCCATCTTCTTTTAATTCCAAATCCTTAACAAATCCTGCGTTATTCCTCGGATCATCTGAATGTGTAAAAGGAACAAAAACATTTTCCAATATTTTTTTCTTAAAATTTTCGTAAATCTTTTTCAAATACTCTTTAGTAACCACAAAAGGCCGTCCTTGATAAATCCATTTACCTAATCGAAGAACTTGCTTCTTAAAAAGATTATCACTTAATTCTGTAATTTGTGGCTCGTGAAGTGTAAAAACAAAAATCGGCTGATCTTCTGCCTTTACCCATTTTTCACCTCTTTTAACGTAACCTGCCTTTTTTACCGCCGCCCAAGCGACTTTATTTGCTTTAATTTCATCACCATATTGTTTTAATGCGGAATTGAAGGCTTTAATCCAAATCTCTTGTGCGTGTTTTGGAAGCCCTTTAATTCTTTTAGGTGGACTCGAAACAGTATAAGGCATAATCCCCCCTTTAATTAAATTCGATATATCAGTCTTTACTACCGCCATAATAGCATATTTCTAAAAAATTATCAACAATATTTTAAGCATTATTTCTAATCCTGTCAATTACACCCCTCCCACAACTAATCTAAGTTCTTCTTTGGTGAATTCTGGTTTTTTTGTCATACTCCCTGATTTTTAATTCTCTTAACATGTTCTCCCATCGTTCCAGAGCCATAATTAGTGGTTCTGTCTGCCGTCCAAACATCTTTGGCTGAAAGGTTGGTTGCTATCGGCGGGACAATAGGAAGGGCGTTTGCCCATAAATCCATTCCACCCAAGCCCAACTGATAACCAGCGGGATAAAGAATAGCAAAATCATCCCAGTAAATATAGGCTGAAGAGCCGGTTTGGTCTGTTCTCCCCGAAAGGGTTATGGTAATCTGACCATAACTAGTGGTCGGCGTAAATGTGACAGAAAGCAGTTGCCAAGTCGTGGTCTGGTTTGCTTCAGCATAGGCTGTTGTCCCATTATCGTAATTCACGGTTAGTCTTGGCATTTGATGTGTGCCGCTCCAGTAATCAGAAGAATTTATCTTACACCAAACCGCCACAGTCATTGTCTTGTTTTGAATGTCGCCAGTCGGAACATTAAACTCCCATTCGTGGTTCGTTTCGGAGCTGGTTGGCTCAAACCTTATTGCGAATTTCCCTGTTCCAGAAGTATGAACCGTGCTATCAGATAGCCCGTCACCAGTAGAAACCATCTTCCCATATTTCCACCAAGAGCGATGGTCATTTGTTGTTTGATTGTAGTCGTGAAACTTTAGATAAGACCCAACAAGGGCATTACTAAAAGATTTAACCCCTGCCGTTCCCACCTTACAATTTGAAAACACCACCTGAACATAAGCATTATCATCGCAACCAACATCATAACCACCTGCGGGCTGATATGCTCCAAACTCACAATTACTAAAACTCAATACGGTAGCCATACCAGAGAGGCGAAGATTATAAGAACTGATGCTATATCCTCCATTACACTTAACATTAGAAAATGTCCCATTTACACTATCCCGTATCATTAGCGCCTCTCTTCCTCCATAAAGATAACAATTTGAAACAGAAAACGAAGAGGTCTCCTGAATATATAATCCAGGCTGAGTATAATAACTTGTTCCGTGCGCAACGGAGACAACATCAGAAATATCAACATTATTAGCATTCCTAACCCCCGTAGCGCCGTAACCCTCTGAATGATTATTTTTAATGGTCAGGTTTTTAAGCGTATGATTTACCCCTTTCACCACCCCGATACCCATTTGGGGGTGTGTGTCTCCTCCCCTGAACCGATGAATGTTCTCCAGCGTAAAAGAGGTTGTACTACTGCTTTGAAAATATCCCGCACTCATCCCCCAATCAGATGAGCCATCCACTAAAATTGACCTAAAAAGATTAACTTCTGAAGCGTCGTTTGGCACGCAGTATCGATGGACGAAGTTCACATCATAAAAATAAACGCCAGTCATCTTGAAGTAGCCATATCTTCCCTCACTCCCCTCCATCCTCATCGAACCATTGCCTATAATCTTTATTCCCAAAGAACGCTCTGCTTCTGTTCTGTTAATGATAGCCGCACCCTCCGCTACATTATAATCAAGATTATCGGAAAGCTGTATAGTTGTCCCAGAAATAGAGGAAATCGTGTAAATAACAGTATCGTAACTTCCATTCCTCTTTTTCCCCGCAATAGTCACCTCATCGCCCACCTGCCAAACTGAACTCATATCGTCTTCAGTGACTATATTGGGTTGTCCTGACGCCGCCTCTTGGGCAATTCTTGTTCGCAAATCGTTTGACTCTTCGCCCCAGAACTCATAAAATCCTGTGTTTAGTTGATTACTTTGTAAGTAATAATAAGCAACCGAATTAACAAGGTTGCCGCTTGTAACCCCAGAAGCGTCTATCGTAAATCTTGATGCTTGCTGAACAGGATTGTTCTCCTCACCCACTCTAATTCCACCCGAACCACCAATGAAGAAACACGACCCAGAACCGCTAAATGTTAATGTATGGTTAGAATCGCTTGGGTCAACATAAAGAAGGGCATCATTAGAAATATAACAGGTGGGAGACCAGGTGGCATCCTCATCAATCGTGAGAGTTACTCCTTCCGCAATAATAACCGAATCTCCTGACGTTGGCTTTGAGGTAGAATAATCCAATGCTACAGCGTAAACGTGTTCACCCGTCGTGGAATAATACTGCCAGTAAATAACATTATCGACATCAGAGGAAATCTCATACCGCCAAGTTCCGCTTGCTGTCGTTACCGCATAAGATGTAAGGGGAATGTAAACCAACTGAAGCGGTGGCAATGAACTATCTACGGCAAATGTCTTTGTATCAGTCGTTCTGGTAACCCAACTTCCACCAGAGTATTCTTGGAGTTTGACGGTAACTGTTATCGGGACCGACCTAAAAGCCCCTCTTCCATTAAGAAAGAGCCAAATTCCCTTCTGGTTACCAGCATTAGCAAAAGTTACTTCCTGCGTTACAGCGTCATAAAGGTCGTGATAACTATTGCTATACGAAAAATTATACGCTTCGCACTGATACCAGCCCGTCCCTGACGATAGAGTTGCGTCTGTTGTTAGTATTTTTACTGCCATTTTATTTTGTATTTAAAATTTCCTCAATTTCTTTTAACCTTGCTTCCAGTTTAGCAACATCTATATCCTGATAGGGATAATTCTGCCTTGCCCATTCCAAAAGCTCTTCATCGGTTAATACTTTTGATAATTTTTCTTCAATGCTTCTTTTTTCAATTTCTAATGCTCCTAAATCAATTTTTTCCTCTACCACCCGATACTTTTTGGCGGTCTTCTCATCAACTTTTTTAATCTGTTCTTTTCCTACAAGAGAGGAAAGGTCAATTGTTTTTGTTAAATCTG